CCGATGTGGTTTCGAACAAAGCGAGAGAAGCCGAACAGCGTCAGGCTGCCTTGCAGTCTGAGGTTGAAGCCTTCGCCAAGGCCAATCCGTTCTTCAACGAGGTTGAGGCCGACATTGCCGAACTGATCCCCGTCATTCGTGCGCGCGAGCCGGGTCTGTCCGAAAGGCAGATCCTGCAAAGGGCATACGACAAGGCAATCAGGATCAATGACGCGACGTTTGCCAAGATCGAGGCGGAACGGAAAGCCAAGGAAGCCGAAGCCGCCAAGCACAAGGCGGCAGAGGCGAAGAAGGTCTCATCCCTCAACGTTCGCACAACGACTGCGGCTCGGCCCGCAGCGCGGACGCTTGATGACGATCTCTCCGCATCGTTCGACCGCATCCATTCCCGAGCATCTTGATCAAACAGGAGTGAGACATGCCGTCTCCCAATAGCGTATTCACGGAAATGGTCACCACGACCTTCCGTAACCACAGCGGCAAGCTGACCGACAACGTGTCGAAGCACAACGCCCTCTATTCCCGCCTCAAGAAAAAGGGCAACATCAAGAACAAGACCGGTGGCATCTCCATCGTTCAGGAGCTTGATTACGCCGAGAATGGCACGTACCAGCGTTATTCTGGCTACGACACCCTGAACACCAACGCTTCCGACGTGATGTCGGCTGCCGAGTTCCCGTGGGCGCAGGTTGCGCTGCACGTCACTGCCTCCGGTCGCGAACTCCGCATGAATAGCGGCAAGGAAGCGATGATCAACCTCGTCAAGTCGCGTGTGACCAACGCGATGCGGACGGCGGCCAACCAGTTCTCGGTTGACCTCTATTCGACGGGCGCGCTCACCAACCAGATCAACGGCTTGGGCGCTTTGGTGACCGCCGCCGGAACCGGGACCGTCGGAGGAATTGATTCCTCCACGTTCACGTTCTGGCGCAACAAGTTTACTGAAATCGCCGGCACGAACGCCTATACGGCCACGACCGAACTGCCGACGAACATCGTCAGCGGCATGAACAAGCTGTGGCTTCAGACGACGCGCGGCCAGGATAAGGTCGATATGATCGTTCTGACCCATGACTTCTACGTGGGTTACGAAGGTTCTCTACAGCAACTCCAGCGTTACGCAAGTAGTGATATGGCGTCTGCTGGGTTCGAGAGCCTTCGTTTTAAGTCAGCTGACGTAATCTTCGACGACAATACTACGTTTACTACTACGTCGGAGACGGGCTACTTCCTGAACACGGACTACCTGTTCCTTGTTCAGCATCCCGACGCGCAGTGGTCGCAGGACGAAGACAAGATCCCGATCAATCAGGATGCTGTCGTGGTGCCGATCTACTGGATGGGTCAGTTGGTTTGCTCCAACCGCTCCCTTCAGGGTCGTCTTATCGACGCCGCGTAATCGACAGCGGAAGGAGACAAACAAATGAGCTACTCGATTGGTGCTAATCTCACCAAGACGTGGACCGCTGCCCAGCTTCTGAGCGAAGGTGACGCGTGGTCCGTTGGTGACATCTACCGTGCCGGCGACGGCAAGGTGTACAAGTTCGTCCAGTACGACACGGGCGCTGGCCCTGTCGCTGCTGTGGCGGGCAACATCGCCTATTACTACGCTCCCGGCGGTGTATCGGCTGGGTCCACCACGGTCGTCACGTCGGACTTGTCGGACTCGGCGGGTCTGGGTGCTGGCGTGCTTATGTCGGCTCCGGTTGACAATGAGTACTGCTGGATTCAGATCCGTGGACCGGCGACCATCACCCCCGCTCTGACGGCTGGCGGTGACGGCAATGCGCTGACGGCGGTGGGTGCGACGGACGGCACGCTTGACGTGTCTGCTCTCGTCACTGACGCCGTGGTGGCTTACGCGGTAGACGCTACCGCGAAGATCATCATGTGCAACTTCCCTGAGTGAATGAGACGGGGCGGGGGATGGTCTCCCGCCCCTTTTTCTTGGAGGATGTATGTCCGAAGATATCGCCCGCTCGCTGCGCATCGTTGGGTTCCGTACCGAGTACGCGCCGCTCGATCCAGCTAACCCGCTTCTTGGCATGAAGGCCACGGAGTTCGTGGACACCACGTCGGTGGGGAATGCCAAATACACGGTTACGCCGATGCGTGTCGTTGACGCGCAGCGCGCCACGAATGGCATGTGGGACGTTATGAAGCCCCATTACGATGCGTGGAAGTCTGGGCAGGACGTGCCTGCGAACGGAACCCCCCTTGCCGCGTGGCCTGCCATCCGTCCCGAGCAGATCGCCGTGTTGCGCCAGTTCGACATCAAGACGGTGGAAGACCTCGCGGTGTTGTCCGATAGCATTCTCAGCCGCCCCGGCATGACGGGCCTGCGATCTGTCCGCGATGCTGCGGTGGCGTGGGAGAAGTCCAAGGACACCCGTGCGGTGGCTGCTGACGTTGTGTCGGTGAAGCTTGAGAACGAAGCCCTCAAGCAGCAGATGGCCGACCTGATGGCCCTGCTTGGCAAGGACAACACCGAGGAGCCGGTCAAGCGCCGCCCCGGTCGTCCGCGCAAGGAAGAAGACGAGTCAGAGGCGGCGTGAAAGATCACCCGTCCGGTCGCCCCTTACGGCAGCCACGACGGGGCATCCCGCAGCAGATCGTGTGGCCCCGCACCGAGTGCGTGGTCCCACGGTTGAACAACAACCGCACCGAACTGGTTGGCGGCTTCGGCTTTGGGATACCGCCCGAGCCGATAGACCCCATGTGGCATGAGACAAGGGCGAAGAAACGATGAGCCTTCTATCCCTCGTTCAAGACGCCTGCGCCCTTGTCGGCATCGACGTGCCTCAGGCCGTCGCCTCCAGCACCGATCCGACCTACACGCAGTTCATGTATCTCGCGCAGTTTGAGGGCGACGAACTGTCGCGCCGGTACAAGTGGAGGGAGCAGAAGGTTGCCGCCGACTTCACGGGCGACGGCATCACCACGACGTGGGCGCTGCCCGAGGACTTCGACCGCTTCACGACCGAGCAGAGGCGCGAAAGCTCCATCCTGCTTGGCCTTGACGGTCCTGTCTCAGACGACGAGTTCCTTGACGCCCAGGTGCGCGGGTTCAATCCGACTATCCCCTATTTCCGCCTGTTCAACGGCAACATTGAGACGGTTCCGGCGGTCGCGGACGGCCAGCAGATCCGGTTTGAATACATCTCCTCGTTCTGGATCACGGACAGCGGAGGCACCGCCAAGGCGCGGTTTACGGCTGACAGCGACTTGTCGCTGCTGCCCGAGCGGCTGATCTCGCTTGGCTGCGTGTGGCGTTGGAAGCGTGCCAAGGGGCTGGATTACGCGGAGGAGTTCCGCACGTACCAGATGGAGAAGCTACAGCAGGCCCGCGTTGATGGCGGCTCGCCGCGTCTCAGGCTGGCCGAGGGGAGCGACTACTGGCACCCCTACACCAAGAACGCCTACTCGGTAACGCCGTGATGCTGAAGGCGCTGCGCGAGAAGGCCCCGCAGGCTCGCATTGCGGGCCACGGCACCATTCCGGCCCCGACGAAGGGATGGGTCGTGTTCGACAACCTCGCGGCCATGCCGGAAGGCACGGCGTATTTGCTCGAAAACGCTTTCCCGTCGCCGGATTACGTGCGGGTTCGTGGCGGCGCTTCGTCATTCGCAACCGGCATGGGGTCGAGCACGTCCGTCGAGAGCCTGCTTGTCTACGCATCCGGCAGCACGGAGAAACTGTTCGCCTGCGGTAACGGCTCGATCTGGGACATCACCAGCGGCGGCGCTGTCGGTGCGGCTGCGGTCACGACGCTGAACGGCAATCGCTGGGAGTCGGTCAACATGACCACGACCGGTGGGTCGTTTTTGTTTTGCCTCAACGGGCAGGACGATGGCCGCCTGTTTGATGGCGAAAGCTGGACCACGACGGCTGTTACGGGCGTCAATGAAAACGTCTGCAACGCTCCGGTGGTCTACAAGAACCGCATCTATTTCCTGCAAAACAACACGACCGACGTTTGGTATCTGAACGTTGATAGCATTGCCGGCGCGGCTACGAAGTTCGCTCTGGGCGGCGTGTTCCAGTTGGGCGGGTCCGTCGTGGCTGCGGCTACGTGGTCGGTCGATAGCGGGTCGGGCCAAGACGACAAGCTCGTCTTCCTGTCCAGCGAGGGCGAGGTAGCGGTCTACGAAGGGACATTCCCCGGTGATACGGCAACCTGGGGCCTGATCGGCGTTTACTACGTGGGCAAGCCGGTGGGTGCGCCCCGGTGCGTGCAGAAATTCGGCGGTGACCTTGGTGTGTTGACCGAGCTTGGCATTGTGCCGATGTCGAAGGCCGTCAATCTCGACAAGGCGGCGCTGTCAAATGCCGCAATCACGCAGGCGATCGCTCCCGAGTTTCGCCGGATCATTCAGCAGCGCCGCGCTTTGGATGGCTGGCAGATGGTGTCGGTGCCGGAAGCGCAGATGTTTGTGTTGAACATCCCGACGCCGAGCAGCCTGACGCCGATCCAGTTCGTTGCCAACATGGTGTCGGGTGCGTGGTGCCGGTTCTCAGGCTGGAACGCTGCCAGCTTTGCGACGTTCGGCAGCCGGCTCTATTGGGGTTCCAAGGACGGTCGCGTCTTCCTTGCTGATGAGGGCGGGATAGATGACACGGCGGCATATACCGCCACGATCTTCCCGTCGTTCACGGACTTCGGAAAGCCAACGCTGCGTAAGTCCATGCGCCTCGCTCGAGCTAATGTGCAGGCCAGCTTCCGGCCATCCGGCCAGTTCACGATGCGGACGGATTTCAACTTTGCCGTTCCGCCTGTTCCTGGCGCGTCCATTGCGCCCCCTACGGGCGCTCTGTGGGATACGGCGATCTGGGACACGGATATCTGGCCGGAACTGTCAGTGGCAGGATATGGGCCGTGGAAGACGGTCAACGGCTTGGGATCGATGATCAGCCCCGTGTGGCAAGTGACCATCGGAACGGCGGAAGACATCGACTGCCGGATGACCTCGATTGACGTGCTTTACGAGGTGGGCGAGGTGATCGGGTGACGCTTGAGCAGGACAACG